CCACGTGCACCTGCATTGTGTGCACCTGGTCATGAATATGTTTTAACTGATTTACATAAGAAGAGTACGTTTAGGTACATTGAAAATGGTACTGCTACTGTTTATGGTACTATTGATCAGTATCCTGTACGTGCTAAGTCACGTGTAGAGAAAACACCAATTTGTGATATTTTAACTACTTTTGATACTAACATAATACCTAAATTTATTGTCAAAGAAGGTGCTCCATCTATGGGTTCTTGGGAACCATGGCGCTTAGCTCTTTTAGAGATGACGCAGCCAATTACTGATATGGATACTAGTATCCTTCGTGATTGTGCTAAGACCTTTGCATCCGATATTATTGCGGGTTTAACACCAGAAGATTTTGCCGGTCTACATGTTTATGATTTAGGAACATCTGTTAATGGTGCTCCTGGTCTTAAATTTGTTGATAAGATGAATCGTAATACTAGTATGGGTTTTCCTTTCAACACAACTAAGAAGGCCTACCTTAAACCTGTCGTGTCAGAGCGATGGGCCGATGGTGTGGAATTCGATGAAGTTGTACTGGAACGTGTTCATGACTGTCTCGAAGGTTATAAGAGAGGAGAATTGTACTCCCCTGTTTTTTCTGGATGTTTGAAGGATGAACCTAAGGCGTTCAAAAAGATCGCTGTTCACAAGACACGTGTATTTACAGGATCCCCTGCCGATTGGGCAGTTGTTGTTAGGATGTATTATTTACCTTTGATTAGGTGTGTACAGAATAACACCTTTCTGTTTGAAGCTGGTCCAGGGACAAATGCCCACTCTTTGGAGTGGGAGAAGATCCGCGAACACCTTGTGCAACATGGTGAAGATCGATTAGTTGCAGGTGATTACGCTAGTTTTGATAAGAAGATGGCCACAAACGCAACAATGTATGCCTATTGGGTTATGATTGAAATCTGTCGTGCTAGTGGTAATTACTCTGAGGAAGACCTCCTGGTTCTTTGGGGTATTGCAAATGATACGTGTTATCCTATGGTTAATATGCGTGGTGACCTTGTGCGTTTTCATTGTGGGAATCCATCTGGTCAACCATTAACTGTTATTTTGAATGGTATTGTTAATTCACTTTATCTGCGTTATTCATGGGTCAAGTTGGGTTACAACATAACTGATTTTAAGAAACAGGTTGCATTATTTACGTATGGTGATGATAATGCTTTTGGTGTGAGTAAGCTAGCACCTAAATTTAATCATACCAACATTCAATCTATTTTGGGTGAAGTTGGTATTGGTTATACAATGGCCGATAAAGAAGCTGTTTCTCGACCCTACATCCATATTAATGAAGTTAGCTTCTTAAAAAGGATGTGGAGGTATGAACCTGCTGTGGATGCGTATGTTGCGCCTCTAGAGTGGGACTCCATTAACAAGATGCTTACTGTGCACGTTACTTCAAGAAGTATCAGTGTGAATGAGCAAATTGTGTCGGCATGTGAAAGTGCCGTTTGTGAGGCGTTTTTTCATGGGCGCGAGAAGTTTGAAGAACTTACACGGTTATTGCGTAAAGCTTTAATTATGAAAGGTATAGATAACCTTATCGAAGACACGACTTTTATGTCGTGGGATGGGTTGGTTGCTCGTTTTAACCGAACAAGCCAACATGTCACCATTCAAAGACCTCGTCATGCAGTTACTGCACAGGGCAATGTGTCAGAATCTACCAAGGTTTCTGTGAGCATGGGCATGACGTTGAAATAATTTACCTGGGCGATCCCCGAAATCCGTATTTACGGAATTGTTGGTTAATTCATAAAATAAAGATCTCGAATAAGTCTATGGACTTAAGCTTATTCTAAATTAATAGTCATTCGAAACTTTTAATAAAATCAAACAACACATTATTGCGGAGAGAAAGCGGATTCGCGTTCTTTTCACGGCAAATCGGAAACGTAAAGAGGTGGAATTGTCATTGAAAACCCACCACATCACGCAGTTGCAGTCTACTGCTACTTCTGCTACGATGAATGACAATGCTCCTGCAGAGGAGACAGTTATTTCTGAAAATACTACATTTATTCATGAAGGTAGAGCTGAGGAGACCACATTTTCTGATGTTCTTGATGATACATTTATTATTGATAAATCAGGATCTGCTGATCTTGGAGACTTTTTAAGTCGACCTGTGCCTATCACTACATTTACATGGGCTGAGGCTAGCTCTACATTGCTGCAAACTTCATTTCAACCTTGGAATTTATTTTTTAATGATGTTCGTATTCGTAAGAAATTAGATAATTTTGCATTTTTAAAGTGTAACTTACAGTTGAAATTTGTTATCAATGCATCACCGTTTTATTATGGTGCTATTGGAGGTTTTTACAGACCTTTGAGTGGAGTTTGGAATAATTTAACATCTCCAGCTACAGCATTTCAAATCCAAATTCCAATTTCGCAGAGACCTCATGTGTGGATGAATCCACAAGAGGTATCCACTGCCCATTTTTGTTTACCCTTTTTTAAGCCTAATAATTGGCTTGATGTTAATTCTTTACTTGATTTCGCCTCTATGGGTGTGATGGATCTTTGGCAGTTTTCCAAATTGCGTTCCGCCAATGGTGCTGTAGGTGCTGGTGTTACAATTACAGTTTATGCTTGGGCAGAAAATGTAGTTGTCGCTGGACCGACAGTTAATTTGGCGTTGCAATCGAAAAAGCAACTACAAGTTAAGTCAACTCGTACTGACACAAGTTGGTGGAAACCTTCTGGTCAGATTTCACAAGCTGCCTCTCGTGTAGCCTCAATAGCTCCTGTTTTGGGGAAATTGGGTGCTGCCGGTGAGTATGCTGGTAAAACTATAGAAGCTGCTGCCAACACTGTTGGTTCTATTGCTAGTGTGTTTGGTTTTTCTAACACACCTGTTGTAGAGGATGCTATGCCTTTTAAAAGTTTGCCTTTTCATAGTTTGGCTTCCACTGAAATTAGTGAGCCTGTTGAGAGATTAACAATTGATCCAAAGCAAGCTCTTGATCTTGATACGACACACGTTGGTCTTGATGGTACTGATGAAATGGGAATTAATTATATATGTCAAAAGGAGAGTTTTTTGTGTGGATGTCTGTGGCAAGATACCTATGCATCGGGTGCTCAAATTTTTAATTCACGAGTTACCCCAGCTTTGTATGATGTTCGTACACTTACAGGTGGAACCCAACGCTATGACACACCAATGAGCTATGCTTCTTTGATGTTTGGTCAATGGCGTGGTGATATTATTTTCCGATTTAAGTTTATTAGGTCTATGTACCATCGTGGCCGTGTGCGTATTACTTGGGATCCAGCAGGTGATATTTCCTCTGACCCTAACTCAACCACTGTCACATATACCCAAATTGTTGATTTGGATATTGATGATGAGGTAGAGTTGCGCATTCCATACATTGGTATTAACCCTTTTAAAAATACAAAACAAGATAATTTTACCACTACCCAGTGGACAAACACTTCAGGAGCTTTGGCACCAGATGCTGATTGTAATGGAACCATTGGTATTCGAGTTTTGAATGCCCTTACTGGTCCAGTAGTGGGTACTGAAATTGATGTCCTCGTTTTTGTACGTGCTGCGGAAAATTTTGAATTGGCAAATCCTCGTGATCTGTCCAATAATGTTTCTCCGTTTACACTACAATCTTCGGCCACATTAGTTACCAATGGTAAGGATAGCACTAGTGATGATATTTATGGTGTGTGTTATGGTGAGCGATATGTATCTTTTAGACAAATATTGCATCGATCTTCACGTGCTTTTTCCACTAAACCATATAAAATTGGTGGTTTATCCAATACAAATTTAGTTACCTGGTTTATCCAACCACAACCTCCAACAAATGGTTATGACACATCGGGGATGCACATGGCTATTGGTGCTGTTAGTGGTACAAATAAACGTTATAACTTTGTGCCTCGACATCCACTTTCACATATTTCACAAATGTATATTGGTCGTAGGGGTTCCTACAATTGGCATTTCGATGTTGATTCTTCACTTGGTGGGCAACCAATTGGTATGCTTACTGTAGAACGTGCACCATACGTTCCGTCAAATGTTAGAAGGATGCAGGTTGCAACTTTTACATCCAGTGCGAATTCGACAAATCAGGTTGCTTATGCTTATAATTATAATGATGGTGCTGGCAGTTCTTTTGGGGCAGGTTCTACAGGGTTAGCGTTGACTAACCAGACAACCCAAGCAGGTTTATCAGTAAATATACCTGATTATTATAATCGTCGGTTTCATGTTGTAACAGCCAATGGTTTGTTTGAAGCATCAAACAGTGAAGATTATGGTGGCAGAAAATTTTCATTATCAACAGTTCTTTCCGGTACTACATATGACACTACAGTTGTTCATGCTTATTGTTCAGCTGGACCTGATTATAATTTGGTATTTTGGATGAACACACCTGACCTAATTGTTTATAGTAGTGTAACCAATTATTCTGCTACTGAAGCCCCAGTGGTAGCTACCATTACCCCCTAAGGAATTTGCAATTTATTGTAATGCCCTAATCCTACATGCACGATGTGTAGGTTGAGGAAATTTATTTCCAATAACAAAACGCTAGAGTAGCAATTGCTACTTTCACGAACGTATAAATATTCTATATGACAATTGTCATATTGCTTGTGCGCCTTTTTTCTAGGTGTAAATTACTTATAGGTTCGTGCCTATAAGGAATTTCACCGAAATTTTTTGGGGAACGCAGAGTTGTGATATTTTACGATCGTTGGCGAAAAGTCGAC